CCTGCTAAATGAATTCAGGGATGTTGCACCGGAGCTAACAACACGGGAATTCCTGGCAGCCAGGCAACTGGCGAGAGAGCAACTTGAGGCTGGAATCCGTGACGTTTTCGAGCTCCCAGGACGCACGCGAGCAATTCTCAATCAAAGACATTTCAGACGCCCCTAACCTGGGGCGTTTTTCATGGAGGCGGTATGTCAAAGAATTACCCCTATGGAGAGGTTGTTTTCAGCGATGATGGAGAAACTCTTCTGTACGGATGGCTCGACTTTGAAGAAGTGATTAAAGCTCTCCAAGATTATTTTTATGCACCTATCGAGCCTTCCGACATTAAGGATGTTATTCATGAATATTGGAAATTCGTTCCGTGCAGAAACCATCCTGAGGGATATCCAGGACTTTATTACAAGTGCAAAGGTACAACGAGAGGCGCTTTGAAGGGCACTCGCGTAATTCTCAAATAGAAGGTGAAAGATGACAGATACAAAACAACAGACAGCAGGTGCATTCACATTGACACCACATGAATATGATAAAACAGAGTGCATGAGGGTGGTCAATGACCTCAGAGAAAAATATTCAGCAAAAATTGACAGTGAGTTTGAAAGTTGGATTGACGATTTGAGCAAAGCACTACCAGGCTCCAATTTGTCTGATGACCCAATAAGCAGAGAACGCTGGCGCATCATTTTCGCGAAAATGGCAGCGATGCCGAAAGACCTAGAGACTTTTAACGTCAAGTTATGTTTGCACAAGGACTTTTGCGACACATTGAACATAATCTACAGACAGAAGAATCATGATTATGGCGATTCTTTTGCGAAAGTTCGTTTAGTTGTCCCCAATGCAATTCTCGTGAGGTTGATGAACAAATTGGAGAGATTGAAAACACTATTAGGCAAGGGCGAACAAGCCCAGGTCGTTGATGAAAGTATTTATGACACTCTCATTGACATGGCTAACTACTGCATCATGGAAGTGGTTGAGCGCAGATTGGAACTGGACGCTCTTAACGAAAAGTTCAAACAGAGGCTCAACGAAAAGCGCGAATCAGAACCTCAGGAAGAACCTCCTAAGCCTTGGGAATGATTAACGTATATCTGACAGACCGCCCACAGTGGCGGTTTTTTCATGGACAGAACAAATGAATAAAAGTATCAGCCTGAGAGACATAACCGAGCAGATTGAAATTCCGGCATGGACTAAGGCGATCACACTGACCGCTTTTTCTCAGAAAAAATTCTCAGAAGAAAAGCTCAACGGAATTTATAACCTTTTTGCCAAGTTGCTGGGCATGAGTGCTGATGAAGCACGCAAAAAATACGCGCTCCGATACTCAGCAAAATTTGAGCAAGACAGAACAGAGTACATCGTTGAGTTTTTCGATTCTCCTGCCGATGGAAGAAAAACAAGGTATTAGAGGGACAATAATGAAAACCAGGTTAATCAGAATAAAAGAGATCGCTGAAATTTCAGGTCTCTCCATATCGACAATTAAAAACTACATCAATGGCGGGTATTACTCCACACGCGGATTTATTCCAAAGGATGTAGGGTTTCCAAAACCCGCCAAGGTTGTCAATGGGATCAGACTGTTTGAAGAAAGCAAAATCAGACAGTTTTTCAATATTGCTTGATCAAACTAAAACAATACTTCGCCCAGGCGTCCATCATTTCGCGACGCCTGATAAATGACTTATTTCGCTCGTATGCACCGTTATAACCATCTTGAGGTTTGTGGTGCAAGCAGAGCTCGGCAACACGATCACTAAATCTTTGATCGTTACCCAATTCATCATCTTGTGCCCACGTCCTGAATGTTGCACGAGCAATCCCGTGAGGCGTGGCGCGCACCTCCTTCTCTCGTGAGCGTGTCTGCTCACAGTCAATCCATTTGCTAGGCAGATCCTTCACAACATTAGAAAATGCTGTGTCAGTCATCACATCCCCTTGAGGATTAGGGAAAATAAGGTCCCTATCATTTGTTTTTGGTATCTGCCTCAAGAATTCAATCACTTCATCTGCCAGGGGGACGATCAGCGCCCCATTCTCAGACATCTTCAGCTGAGACGGCGGAATATCCCAAACTTTATTTTCAACATCTATCTGGCTCCACTTAGCCTCGCGTGCTGTCTGTGAGCGTGTTGCTGTGAGAATTGCAAAAAACGCGCACCTGTTAGCATTCGAGCCTGCGAAGTTGTCATGAAGTTCTTTCATAAAAGCGGGCAACTCCTTCACGCTCAGGGCGCCTCTGTTTCTAGGAATATGTTTGCCTGGTGGCAGTAAAAACTTCAATGCACCGGATTTATCAGCTGGGTTGTCATGACTGAAATAGCGCTTTGCTTTCGCCCAGTCAAAAATTCTCTTTATTAACTGAACAACTCTTTCAACCGTATCCGGTTTATCGTGAATTCGTTTCGCTAGCTCTGAGATGTTGTCGCACGTTATGGAGTTGATTTCGAGATTCCCAATAAACGGCAGCACATGATTTTTCATTCTTGATCTGTAAACACGATGCCCTTTGTCAAGCTCCTGCCATTTGCCTACTTCGAGATTCCAAGCCTCGAACTTGCTGGCCACGTCTGAGAACGTCAACGAATCTACAGGCTGGTGTTTCTCTTTTTTCTCAAAACGCTGTAGGAATTCTTCATCCGTGAGGGCTTTTAATCTGGTGGCCTCAGCCCTTGCCTGAACTAGTGAAAGCCGTTTTGTTGAGCCGATACCTACTTCACGGCGTCTGCCGTTGATCGTTCTTCTGAAATACCAGGAGCATGATGGACCGCGTTTTCTAAAGCACAACCCTTCGATTTTTGCATCAAAAAAATATCCGTCCTGCTCAACGTTATCAATAAAAGCCTGGGTCAGTTTAGTAGCCATTTTCTGCCTACCTTATTGCCTACCGCAAAAATTAGTTTAATTTATCTAGTTTTAGTTTAATCTGACCAAGTAATAAAGGAAAGGCATGGGCTGGAAGCCAATAACGGCGGGCCTTTTTAGTTAGTTTTAGTTGGATTTAGTTAGGTCTGCTAAGGTGAGGGTTGGTGGCCCGAACCGGAACCAAATGGAGTTGAGGCTCAAGGCATTCAGAAGGATAAAAATTTTTGCCTACCGTATTGCCTACCTCACCAGACAATAAAAAACGGGATCCGTGGATCCCGCGGTCGCGTTCATAAATTGAGGCATCGTAACGAGTTAGCCTCGCGTACAGTGCTCACTGAGGCTTCAAAACTGGACTTGAGTAGCGACAGAGGGAATATTACAAGATGTTTCTGAAAAGTGAAATGGTATAATTAAACTGTTTTTAAGAAAACGTGGTGCCTAAATTCCCTTCTGGCGCCTTCCTTGGGCTTAGAAAGCTGGTGCCTTTCTAAGCCCTATCCATTTATTTATTTGCGACAGCAGCACTTTTTCTCATCGAAGTATTTGCGTTCTGCAACCTCTCCCTGTTTTCCAACATTGAAGCTGTCAATCGGGCGATGGTAGCCCATGACGCGGGTCCAGATTTCGCATTTTGTGCGTTCGCTGTCTTTGATTCCGTATTGTTCAAGATCAGTCATTTTTTCACCTCCTGATGTTCACTGTAGCGCTTTTCTACAGTAGTTAAGAGCTCCTCTAGCCTGTTGGAGAAGTTCTCGACATTCCGCTCCCAGTTGGAGACATCGAACTGTGTCTCTAGCCTGAGCGGTTTTGGTTCGCTTTTCAAGATTGGCGATTCTGTCGCGCATCCGGTCACTGTCAGCACGAGCAGCAGATTCAGAGACACGCAACTCAGCCAGCGCCAATGATTGCTCTTTCTGTTTAGTTTCATATCGTTGAATCGTTTCTGTTAGTTCTCGCACCTGAGCCTGAGCATTTTTGAGTTGCTCAGAATCGTGGCCTTGAGAAAGTCCCAAAAAGTATGCGCCGATGACCACAACAGCACCGGCGCAAATTTTCAAAAGAGAAAACGGGTTCACATTAGATCTAGCTCCGATTGTCTTCGCCTAGTTAAGGCGTCATTGGGAACACGGTTCACGCGATTGAAATCAAGGAACTCAATGCGCATCTGCTTCATGTTCCCAGCATTGAAGTACCTGAGCATTCTCGACCGGATGACGGCAGGAGCTCCGACATTAAAAGCCAGAGAGATAAGCGCCACAAACTGTCCCTGTGTAACCGGAACATGGATATGAGGCGCCAGTTCCTCAGCTATGTTCTGGATGTCATCTAGGAGGATTCTGTTTGCAGTTTTCAGATCGATGACCTGGCCTGCATGGACGCCTCCCGTGTGACCATATCCAATGGTCCACACTCCTCCGATGTCTTTGTAGGCCCTAAGCCTTAATCCTTCTTTCTCTTTGAGAAACGGAGCAGCAGTTGTCGGATTCCACTGCGAAAAATTCAGCTTTTCGTCATTCACTTGTCTTTTCCTCCAATCCGACCTTCTGCTTTAATTTTTGTTCTTCCTGAGTTTTTACGATGTCGAGCATCTGCCTGATATGTCTAGGTATGATGGAGCCGAATCCAGCACGCTCAACGTTCTCAAGAATTGAGATCAACTCATTGAGAGAGAGGGCGCCACAAGCTCCAGTTCCGATCCACGGCTCTGCAAATATCTGATCAATACCGTGGAAACCGATGGCGATCAGCAGAATCACGAGTTTTCTGACAACACCGATCAGGCCAATTTTGCTAGACAGGGTTCCTGTCCTGGCAGCAGCTATCATTCCGGTTAGATAGTCAAAAACAACAAAGGCGAACAGCCAATAAAAAAAGTTTTGGTGTTCGCCCATGATGGTTGAGACCAATCCGGTAAAAAATCCTGCAATGGCTAAAAGGGCGTTTTTGATGATTCCAGGCTCAAACGTACTCAGGCGCTCTAAAAATGAATTCCACATGACAGCACCTGATCAGGAAAGTTAGTCGCGAATCACTTTGACTTTCGGCTCGGTAGGCCATTCAACCGATTCAGGGAAACCTTCCTGTTCAGGCAGATCCCTCAATGCCTGGCGGTAAGATTTCACTTTCGCCAGATCTTCAGTGGAAATCGGATAATCACCTGAAACCAGGTAATCAGTCGTATTCAGTAGGTAGTCGCGTTTTGCTCTGACCTCTGCTGCTTTGCGCTCTTTGATTTCCTCAGGAGAGGGTTCAGGGATTGCCTCCACAGTTGTGGCAATTTTGTTGCCGTCATCATCGTTCATAGCTACTTCACGATAGTGCTCAGGGTCACCCTGGACAAAAGAGGTCAGCAGCGCTCTGAGAATGTTGTGGTGCATTGTGCGTGACTGATGGGGAATCTGGACGCCCACAAAGTCAGCAGCGCTCGCAGGGTAGGGCACAGCGTCCCAGCCTGAATCAACCTTTGTCGCATCCTTGATCTTGTAGAAAAACTTAGGTGTGAGCGCAGGTTTTACTGTCGTAACACGAGCGGGCATGAGCCATTGTTTCGGGTTTTTGGGGTTAATTTGGGCGATGTGAGTATCTGCGAAAAAACCATCCTCATCGTATGAGTAAACGGTTTTCACAGATTCTTCAACTTTTTTCTCAATAGGTGCTGTCATGCTGAACTCCAAAATTATCAAGGCTTTGAGGCCAAAAGAGAGGCGCTATCAAGTAACAGATTCGGATGGACTAGCGCTGAGAATCCAAACTTCTGGTGTTAAGTCATGGGTGCTCAGAGTGTTTCAAAACGGACGAATCGTTGACATCACTCTGGGTCACTGGCCTGAGCTGTCACTAATGCAAGCACGAGCAACAGCCAGGCGGAAGAAAAAAGAACTTGAACTCGAACCTTCGGGTTCTTACACGGTTCGAGATGCCTTTAAGTTTTGGTGTTCCAAAAAGAAAGGCAGAATCATCAGCTATCGCGATGAAAAGCTGAGACTAGAAAAATATGTCATCTCAAAAATCGGCAGCAGACAGCTGGACACAATCACACCGCCAATTTTGATCAAACTCATGTAGCCGATAGAACAGGCTGGCAAACAGTCCACAGGCACACCTCTTCTGA